CTCCCACTTGGTTTGGAATTATGGGAATCCATACACACAAATCATTATGGGATCAACAAGCCAAAAACCCCATATGGGGCACTGACTCGTCATCCTCACTATTGTGAGTATTTCGTGAATTATAGAACTCGTTACAAAACAACCCACAAAATGGGAAAAAGATTAACGAGCCAGGGCTTTATGCATACGAGTAGAGATAACCAGGAAATCCAAGAAATACGGATAACTGGAAATCTTCACCAGTAGCAATCATGGGGACATAGACTAAAGGTGTAGGTCCCCCGGCTGGATTATTAGACGGGCTAGTAAATCCAACCACGGTGTGAGGTAAGTATGAACTCGACGATGTCAAATCAGTCGGAGTAATACGATATTTAGAATAATAAGGAACTGTCACCTCAGCAGTTCCAACGCTAGCATTGTGCCATTGAGTCAACTCATTTGGAACACCATTATTAGTGGCTAATCGCAGATCACCACCACTAACGCTGTCATTAGAAGTATAAACAGAGCTAACGTTAATAGAAACACCACTTTTAATATACAGAGTTGAGTAAATCAAGTTGTTAAGTGAGCTGTAAGGAGCGCTCATAGCCACTTTAACTGAGCCCTTCATAAAAGCGAACCCGTTCACTAAAGCTGACTGGAAACAAAAGGGATTACCTAATAGTCCACTCGCTGTTGTGAATCCGGGCAGGGCTGTTAAGATATAATATGGATTAATGTAAATAGATTGTAAAGCTTCGGCCGTACCGGACGTTGCCATCCAATTACTCGCATTAATTCCAGACTGTATCACAGCATATTTACCCAATAGTTGACGTAAGTGTGTAAAAACTTCGCCACAAGAAGACCTTTCGACTGAGAAATCAGAATCCTTACACACACCTGTATCGCCAATTAATGTCTGGTCAAGAACGGGATTCTGTCCTGACATTAGACCTGATTGTGCAAACATGGGCATTTCAGGAACCGTAGATCCAGGTGTATTCAAAGGCGCTGCTAAAGCGAAATCACAACCACCAGACAAATACATCAAGACATTGACTGTACCATTACAAGTTTCGGGACATCTTAAGGGATTCAGACAAATAATATCTAAATGACCAGGATATCCTTCATACCCAACTTCTAGCCAATCCTGAGGTATCATGAAGGGTAGATCAAGCGTTATCTCGTCTGGTCCTGCCAGATCGACAATGTGACGCAACGAATAACTGGAACTAGTTACGGTTGGCGCAGTAGTATAGGAGATAGTTGGGGTCCAAGTGATAATGTAACGGCCAGTATGAAACTGAGTTTTCACAAATCGTAATGTAACCCTCATTGCTCCTCTATTAAAGGCAAATCTTCTTGCTAAGAAGCCTACAGGGGCTGGATAAGCAAGCGTTGTGGTATGACCACCATTAGTAAAAGATGCTCTCGTCACAGACGTAGTAGCACTAGTGTACCATGGTGGTATACCGGCACTAAAGATAGAACCACCAGTAGTATCACCAGTCGAAAATTGAAATATTTCCACAAGTGCTGGCACCTGTTTGATATAATCAAAAGACATCTGGTCAATACCATTTAAGTTATTATCTTCGATATCCACACTATTATCATGTCTCAGTGCCAGTGTGGGGGCAGTAGAGAAACCTGAATAATTGGACATATAAGGAATTTTAAGTTGACTAACCAACATCGGCGGGTTATCTACGGGAGGTTTAGCATAGCCAAAGGCATTAAGTGCTTTACCCACAAACGATGAGACCCAAGAAGCAGGAGTCACAACAGGATCAAGAAAACTAGGAGAAGTCTTGGATAGCAAAGTTGATGTTGTATTAAACAAATCTGAGATCTTACCTCCTTTTCTAGTCTCAGCCAAAAGCTTTGACTTTCCTGAAGGTTTAACCGTACCAGATTGTGGCACCATAGGTCCCATAAGTTCTACATCTTCAAAAGAAACATACAAAGTATAAGACAATGACGTCTCACCACTAGCTCCAGTTAGCAATGGTGATAATACAAACAATCCTACATTGCCCCAATTCCCGCTATTTTGCTTAATACTATAAAAATTAGTATTTCCAATAAACGGTACATGGAGAATACCCTCACTGTCTCTACAATCGACTTCTACACCAGGTAGAACCGTAACTTGAGACAAAGTTTGAGTTCTCCAATTAGATAAACCTATTTGTCCATTTGGGTTCCAGACTAACTTCAAGCGGCCTTGCTGCATAGGGTTGGCGTTCAACACCAAACGAAATTTAGCTGTACCTCTAATATTTTCGAAACCAAGAATTTTATTATTCCAAATGGTAGTAGTCACGAGCAGGTTTCCTACGTTGAACCAAGACCCTAGTTGCGCGAGAGCTGCAGAAGCAGTTGTCCACGTTGTATTCGCAACAGGGTATGGTTTGGCAAGGAAAGCCTTGATCGTCTCATACTGTTCAATATATGGCATATCTGAGTGCTTAATCGCTAAAGGTCTCTCCGCGGTCCTACCATAATTGGCGAACGTAGTAGTAGCATCATTACGATCAACACTTATATCACTATTACTGTACTCCTGTTGGGAAGTGATAATCCCTGACAAAGGAGTGATATCTAACCGGCTATCAACGGTTCCACTTTCACCCGTGGTAATGGTTTGCTCAATATTCTTACTTTCCATAATTTTAAAAGCGGAAACACTCACGCCATAATAGTTTAACGACATTACGGTCGGGGGTGCTGATCAACAGCTAAAAGTGGAGGGAATAGTTTAACGACATTTCGGTCCGAAGGCATTTAATTCATAATTTAAGATACACATCCTCAAGTTGCATTGCCTCTGCAAAATCTTGCTCAAAAATGTGAATCTGTTTGTAATCGACAAAATGCTTATTAAAAACCTCTATAAGAGGAGGGACGTATTTCTCCCATACATCCTTACCATGTAAAGCAAACTCAAGACACTGATTGTGAACATTTCGAGAATAATCGCCCACGCGAAAATTTTCGGAGCCTTTCTTCCACCAAAGCACTGAATCAACAATACTATCAACATCTAGAGGCGCTAACCAATACGTACCTGATTTCCTAAAACCTCTTTTAAGGAACGAGGCAGTATATATCGTCTCAAGCTGAACAGGGCCTTCGGTTTCAGGATTCACACATCTAAAACCTAGAGATCCCATGACATTAATGACAAATGTAACGTAATCAACAGATATAGATCTGCCATAATGCGATAGATCAATAATCCAGAGTATGTCATCACCATACACGCACATCTTAAGATATTTCAAACCAGTACTGGCAACGTAAAAGTCACAATCCAAAATTTTACTCAAACCTACGCAATTACAATATGTGACAATCAACATGTTACACAAAGAATTGATAATAGTAGTCAAATAATTTCCAGAAGGATTAGAGCCACACCACTCATAAATATAAGCTTTTGAGTAAGGCGATGGATCTAGATGCTTGGAGTTCAATATATCCTCCATTATGACCTGACGAGCCAATCTATTCTCAGTACAATCACCAGGATCATATTCATGATAGAAATACTGGATAATATCTAGACATGCATAAAAGAGACAGGGTGGTAGAGACTTATCAAATCTCTTGTAATCACCTGCAATTACTGCATATCCCGAGTCATACTTGAGTTCAGCCACAATATTACCCCACTCAACAGGGTCATGTGGATTTACACCATACGCACATCCATTAAAAACACGGTATTTTTTAACCATGGCCACAAATGTGCCAAAGTACCTTTTCTGAAGTGTTATACAGCTCATTGAACCAGCAGCGAAAAGCCTAGTATTACCAGATCTAGCCTTTTCTAAGGGCAATGTCTCATCTTTCAAATTGTCAATATACACTGGGTATAACCTGTGCCCCGTACGTATCTTATTATCAAGATCTCTGAGCTCCGCTAGAAATTCCTGAGCCTTAGGATTGGTTATGTCTAGATCTTGTCCACGACCAAACCAATCTGTTTTACCATCTCCCTTCTTACCCCTAACATACGGATAACCTGGGGAGGTCATACGATTTATCGAGGGTATATCAATGAGAGGTTCACCTAAGATACACTCTTCAAAAGTGAGGACACGCATAGTCACATCAGAGGCAATGACTGGTCTAGCCAGTCTTAATGTTACGTCTCTAACCGACAAAGATAGCAACTCAGAATTAAGATACGGAAAAGGAGGACAGTACTTATCACGAGCAATAACCCATGGATTAATACCATCTTTCTCACGTAACATCCCCGGTGCAGTCTTACAAGTCGTACCTAGTTTATCTAAGTAATCCTTGGCTATAGGGGATTTTCGAAATTCTGTGGTGCTATTATGATGAAGCGGTGGCACAACTTCAAGAGGGACAAAAGCACCCATTTGACACTGGGTCAAATCAGGTCCTATATCGGGCAACACTTCTGGTATCACCACTAATTGTTTTTTGACAAAAGCCACAAATGAACACTCCTGCTCATAATATATATTGGTTCCAAATGACATTCCATTAGCTGATCCAGCGGTATGGATAGCCATGATATACGGTTTACCAAGAGAGAAATTGAAGAGGAGAGCTCCACAATCACCCTTTTCAGTGTGACCTTCATACATTATACCATCATGAAAGTCCTCATATTCGGCATAGGGTTGTTTAAGCCTATGTTTAGCCTTGAGGACCGTCACAGTGGGCACTTTTGCATCGCCTTTCATACGGACCAACGATACCTCCATAACATTTTTAACAAGTTTATCTTTTTCCTGCTCTGACATAAACCTGTTCAAAATATCTCTATGGGTATACGCTTTCTTAATCTGAACCAAAATAACATCTCGAGGCGTGTTAGAATCAGAGTAGATTTCATACCAGGTTATATCATCATACACAATATCAAAGCCCTTCTCGGGAGAAAGACACTTGACAAGACTAATCTTATCAAGATCTTCCAAACCATCAAGAAAGTGATTCGGCATGAGTCCCCAGTTGCCTGCAACAAAGGTGAAATATCCTAATCTAGACTTAACGCCATTCCTGACACCATACATAATGTATACATTGCTTGCAAGTATATTAGTTATGGTGTTCATATTGTTATCCCCTATTTGAGGGGTTGCTTTAGCAAAATGTCCACCGCGCCGCGGCGAAGGTCTTGCTTTATCTTTAGTCACCAACTGACCTGATTCTGTATCAAACAGTTTAGGCCAAAAGAAGGCTACTGCTGAAAACGTAAGCAATATACACCCGACAACTGTAAGCGTGGCATCAAGAATCAACTTATTCCGCGCCTTAATATCAGTGATAGCATCACCAACTACCTTATTATCATCAGGAAGAGCATTTGTTTGAAACATGTTTGGAGATCTCAATTTACTGAGAATACCCATCATGTTCTTATACTTCTTCTGATTACGATTGTAAATAGTTTGGAATTTGCTCACCACATCTTCAAAAGTTACGGGTTCAGGATTTCGTGGTCTGCCAACCATAAGATCCCACTCATAGAAAACCCAAATATTGGGATCTATCTCAAGACCTTTCTGGTCCAGCCAGATATCGAGCTTACGTTGATCTATAGTCCTCTCCCAAGGTTCAAGTTCAATAGATGCGTCCGTCGCTACATCAACTATAACAGACATCCTATAACAACAGTGACACCTCCTATCTATCGCTTGAGGTTCAACAATATCATGTGACAAATCAGCTATACATTTAGTGTTACCGGACACTATATTTACATCTTGGACCATATAATCCAAGCCTTTTCGCTCAATAGCTGCACTATGCAAAGGGAAAGGTGTGGCATTTACTGCTCCTAACCAAAACATACATACGCGCTGTGACATCTCTGTTCCAGCTTTCGCTTGCAAAAACTCGTCAATGCGTATAATAGCTTCTCCCCTATAAGTACAATGGACTTCATTGGGGTTGTACGACCAGACCTCTGAACTGGGTCTTTCACAGTAGGACTTGTATCGAGCTTCACTCAAAACAATCTTTGCAGCTCTCGCCTCCATCATAGTGCAGACATAAGCCTTCCCTACCTTAGGAGGACCAAAGAAAGCAACTGTTACCGATTCACATCTCAAGTCTCTATTATCTACTCGGACACCCTTACACATATCATAATAGGGCTCCATCGCTTTTAA